CGTTGATGCTGACCTGCTAACCGTCGTCCAAGACGACCCAGAATTGCTTGAATACTGAACGCTGTAGTCGGTGATCGGTGTCTGCGACAGAACAGTTGGTGCCGTCCATCCAACAGTCGCCTGTGCGTTGCCAGCAGTTGCCGTCACGCTTGTGGGGGCGGGCGGCACGAACAACGCACGCAGCACAGCGTCCTCGCCAGATCCGCTGCCGCCACCCAGCGACACGGTCAGAATCTGGCCTGCGGCGTTCTTCCCGAACAGCTTATTGTCAGCCCACGAAATTGCGATTTCGTGCGTGTCCAAATCGCTCGTCGTTGGGACGGCACCGGCGGTGTAGCTTCTTTTCGGCTTGATCTTGTTTGGCATAAGTCACCTAGCTCACTGTGAGAATTGCCGATTGCGTGAATACTGTCGTGGCACCAGTGGCAGACACTGCGCAGCGATACCGCTTGCCGTTGTCTCCAGACGTCAAGCCACTCAGAGACAGCGTCGTTGACGTCGCGCCATTGATGTTGGTCCACGTTGAGCCTGCGTCTGTGCTTATTTGCCACTGATAGGACAACGTGGCTCCGCTGGCTACCGTCGCTGTCGTCAAAAACGAGACTGAGCCTGATGCAATTGATGCCTTTGCCATTGCCGACGACGACGCGACGAGGGCCGTACCGCTGCCGCCAGCAACATACAACCACTCTCCAGTGGACGGCAGCGTGCCAAGCGACCACGACGTGCCTGTGCTGCTCCACACCACGTCCGTTCCAGAACCAGTGCCAACACCGAGCGCACCCTTTGTGGCAACAAACGCATCCCCGCACCATCTGACACGCGACCAGTAGTTTGCCACTGGCAGCGTTCTGGCAGTCCACGTCACGCCATTCGTGGACGTGTAGAGAGTGCTGGTGGTTGAGTTGACGCCAGAAGTTTGCGGCAGCAAGACAAACACGCCATTCCCAAATGCAACGCTCGCATAAAAGCCAGAGGCAGGCAGATCACGAATCGTCCAAGTCAGCCCGTCCGTGCTCGTCAGATATTGCGTGAGGACGTTTGAGCCGTTATCAAGATTCCTTGACGTCACTGACGCAACGAATACGCCATTTCCGTACGCGATGTCAGTTACGTTGCTTGTGCGTATCAGGTTGCCGGAGTTGTACGGCATTGATCGCATCGTCCACGACGAACCGTCTGGAGATGTGAAATAGTTGACGAGGTATGTTGAGTTTTCCTGCGATTGCAGCATGCCAACAAACAATCCGCTGCCGTAAGCGACAGATGAAAAGTTGTACGTGAAGCTCGCGTCGCCGGATGCCGACGTCCACGTAGAGCCGTCAGTGCTTCTTGCCACAGGAAACGGCACATCTTTGCCGACTACGACATATGCGCCATTCCCGTAGGCGACTTGTGTTGCAGTTAAGTTCTGCGGCAGATTGGCATTAGTCCACGTGGCGAGGTTGGAGGATGTCGCCACCTTGCCAGTGCCTAGCGCAAGGAAAGTGCCGTTGGCATACGCAAGGCCGGATACAGTCAGGTTGGACGGAGCAGTCTGCGACGACCAAGAACCGACTGCCGTGGCAGAGCTTGCACTTGCGGGCTGCGATGTGATCGTTATGCCGCCGACGATCTCGCCCACGTAGTCGCCGCCATCAACCGAGTCGTTCGCACCAAGGCCGCCCACGCTCGACAGCGTGAGCGTCGAGCCGTTCGTGGTCAGCGTCACGTTGCTGCCAGCTGCCAGGGTCAGATTGCCCGTGAGGTTGTTGAGACCAGTGACGTAGTTGTGAGCGTGATTGATTCCCGAGTATCCCGCCGACAGACCAGAGACGAGCGTCGTGTTGGTCGGAAAGTTGGCCGGCACATTGGACAGATTCGCGTAGCTGATGACAGGCAGCGAGTGCGTGTGGTCAGCTCTGGCTGCAAGGTTGCTAGTGCCAGGCGAGGCTGTTCCAAGATTGGCAGGCGTGCCGTCCGAGAGCGTGATGCTCGTCCCGTTCGTGCCATTGCTGCCGCTGGTGCCTGGATCACCGCGCGGGATTGTCAAATCTAGCGTCACGTTCGCGCCGCCGTTGGTCGCCGTGGCAGACACAGAAGCAGACGAGCCAGCAGCACCCGTCACCACATTTCCTATGGCGAAACTTGGCGTGACGCCGTTGATCCCGTTTGCACCTCGAGGAATGCCAAACGCCAGCGTCAGATTGCTGCCGCTCGTGGTGCCGTTGACCGTGGCATTGCTGCCAGATGCGAGCGTCGTCGTGTTTCCCACGCTCACCAAGGTGGCAGGCCCAGCCGGAATGCCGATGTCTAGCTTCGCAGCGTAGGCAGTTCCGGCGTCGTTTTTGACGTAGGCAGACGAGCCAGCCGAGAGAGTCGTGACGCTGTTGATCGTCAGAGTGCCGCTGACGACCGTGGCGTTGCCGGGCGATATGGAACCAATGGCGACGTTGACGACGCCACCGTTGCCAACAGACGCATTGACCGTCGATCCGTTGGATACGGAGACGTTCGCAGCACCGGCGCTGGTGACGTTGACTGTGATGTCGCTCATGGAGCCTTCGGGATGAAGTCGCCGCTAACGATGGTGCGAGTCACGCCACTTGGCGAAACCCAGCGGACGAAGTGCCTGTACTTGATCGCAGGCGACAGCGACGCAGTCTGTTCCTCGCTGGCGCCCCATGTCAGCGTGCCGGCAGAGGCGTTGACGACCGTGATGGTCGGAGTGATTGCCGTTGCACCGACAGCATTGACCGTGCCGCCACTACCTCCGAAAAAGCCGTTGACGCTGACGACGTAGACGCCAGCCGTGAACGTGTAGCCAGTCACACTGGTGCCAAGTCCGAGAGTGAAATTGAGTTCGTCGCCGACCACGAACGTGACCGTAAGGTCGCCCGGCAGCTGTTCAAAAGTCGGCATTTCGTGGACTCCTCTTGGCTGGCATTGTCACTGTTACGGCTCATTTACAGACCGGCTAGGTCAGAACGTGCCGCCGTCAATCGACGTGTTGTCAATCGTTGCCGACCACGTTCCAGCCGTGACGGTTCCAGTGCTCGTCAGGCTTGAGCCGGTGACGCCAGACCCGAGAGTCGTAGACGAGAGCACGTTTGTGCCGTTGATCTTGTACGCCATGCCGCTGAGAAGGTTGAGATGCGTGCTCGACGTCCAGGCCGACGTTGAAGCCACCCAGTTGAATGTGTAGTCAGCCGCAGCATGAATCGTGATGCCGCCACCGTCAGCAGCTGCGTCGGTGGTGCTGCCCTTGGCAAGCTCAATGTTTTTGTCGGCAATGCTCAACGTGGATGATGCGATTGTCGTCGTCGTACCGTTGACAGTCAGGTTGCCGGTGATCGTCAGATTCTGCGAGATCGTGCCGCCCGTCAGAGGCAGATACGTGGACGACGCCGATGCGCTGGTCAGGTACGTGCTCGATGCCGTAGCGGAAGTCAGGTAAGTCAATGCAGCCGTTGCACTCGTCAGGTACGCACCGGGGCCGCCAATTGCCACAACTGTGGCAGAGCCGCCAGTGCCAACGCCGATATGAAGCACACCATCGACTTCCGAATAGGCAAGCTCAGACTGTGCCAGAGACGACGGAGCGCCGCTTGCACCACCGAGCGCTCGCCGTTTGATTCGCAAAGTGTTTGCCATCAGAAATTACCCCCATCAAGGATTTGTGCGTCAATCGACATGACCACCTCGGTCCACGTCGTTAGGTCTGATTCCAGCCTGTATTGCTTTTGGAGAGACGTCACCCACACCAGCATGCCCACTTCACGCCGCAGCTGCGGGATCGCGTCTCTCTCTGCGATGTCTGCCGCGCTGCGATAGCCACCCTTTCCATACGCCGCTACGTGAGACGGGTACGTGTCAGTCGTGTCAAAAGGCACGACCGGGGCCAGTACGTTGGTGCCTCGGATCTGCGTCATGACACCACCAGATTGACGGTTCCAGTGATCGGATACGTTGAGCGATAGATGCCGTAGGAAAACGCAGACTGACCGGCGAACGTGATCGTCCGCTGCGTCGTCTCCCAGGCAGAGGACGTCAAGCCACTGACGGCAAACGTCGGTACGCCAAAACTCGTCGGAAGAACGACGTAGATATACGCAGTCTGTGCGGTGATCGTGCGGGACTGTGCCCGAGAGCCTCCAAGGTCATTAGCGAGGCTGGCGACGATCTGAGCGTCAGTGATGGTTGTGGCAGCAAACGAGCCCCAGAAGCGACGCCTGAGCGTCGGAGCGATGCCGGCAGACTCAGCCGTTGCAATCGTGTGGACTCGCACGGTCTGTCGGAATGCGTCGCCGTAATGAAACACCGGGACGCCACGCGGGCTGGTCACCTCGTACGTGATGTCAACGCCGTTTACCGTCTCAACGATCTTGTCGTGCCGCAGCGGCTCGCCAAAGGGCAGCGTGCCAGCCTTGATAATGAAGTCACGGGACTCCCACTGCTCAATCACGCCGCTAGTGCCTTGCGACTCAAAGCGACTTGATCCGATGGTGGCATTCACCGTGCCGTAGTCCGCACCTCGAGAGTAGCGGACAGACCGCGACGCACCCGCCGACAACTGACCGGCGAGCCACGCTGCACCGCTGGCGAGTAAGTCGGACATAGGCACCTCTGACCACAAGACCGCCGGCCAGGCGGAAAGGATGAAACGCGCTGGCCGGCGGCTTGCAGTGGGACGGGAACGAATTAGCCCTGGTTCAGCAACACCTGCACGGTCGTGTCACCGGACGCCGCAGCCGCAGCAGCCTTGCCGGCCCGCTTGTTGCTGCTTGATGTGGTGGTGATGTTGCTGTTGGTGGCGTCCCAGTAAACGACGGCACCCTGACCAATCGCACCGGAAGCCTTCGGCAGCGTAAACACACCCTCAATAGCCACAGCACCCAGCTTGTTGGCGGCAATCGCCACAGGAGCCACGCACACAAGGTCATTGAGCACAACCACGTCGCCAGCCGCAACAGCGGAAGACGGCGTGTAGTCCAACAGGCAGTCGCCCTGAACGTAAGAAGCCATTAGATCACCTGCTTTCGTAAGGAATGGAGTGGGTTGGAATCATGCCGCCGGGCGGGCTTGGGCTCCCGCCCGGCGGTCACGGTTTGTCTTCAAATCACGACACGTCGGCCTTGATGCCAGCGAGGTACTCGGCCTTGGCAACGCCAACGTCAAAGTAGCCACGCATCTGCACACCCAATGTCGAAAAATCGGCTTCCGCCGTCTCAACGATGGGCGACTGAACGCCGTTCAAGAACGCCACTTCCATCACCGGCAGATCAGCCGGCGAAGCGAGGAGGTAGTAGTCCTCGGCGCTGGACAGGTAGCTGGTCGAAACGACCTGATACCGACCGGCAAGCACGTTCACGTTAGGAGCCGCAGTCGTGTTGCCGCTGATCAGGAGCGAGGAGCCCATGATCTCGGCAGCAGCCAACTCGATGTCGGCTGGCACAAGCAGAATCCGAGGCTCAACGGCAACCGGGTTGCCGTCCGGGTCTTTGAGCTTGCGGAACATCGTGGCGATGTTCTTGAGGTTCGCAAGCGTCAGAGCACCGGCGGTGTTCTTCTTGTTGCCACGGCCCGTGGTGAAGAACGACGAATCGTCCTGGAACGAAGCCCAGAACAGGTCGTTCAGAGCGAGAGCACCACCACGACCGATCCGCTGCGGGGCAGCAGTCAGAGCACCGAGGTCATCATTGATGAGGTCAGTACGAGTGACACCCGTCATGATGCCGTAGGTCTCTGCCGAGATCGTCCGGCTCTCGTCGCTGAGACCGGCGTTTTTGATCTCGCCGCCGTTGGCGACCTTCTGGAACTTCATGCCGCCGTTGAGCCGGTAGCTCGTCACGCTGCGGAAATCGTTCACGCTCCGCACAGACGAGATCGACCGCCACGAGGACTCAACGCCGTTGAATCCGGCCAACAGGAACTTGTTGACGGTGCTCGACAGGATGCCGCTGATGCTGTGGGTCGCCCACGCAGCAGCGAGGATCGGACGCAGCGTCGCAGCCGACACCCGGCGAGGCCCGGTGTAGCCGCCTTCCTCGGCAGCCGAGAGCAGCACTTCGCCCAGGCTCGTCGTCCGCTGGATCTTCGCAGCGGCTTCGAGGGTCTTGGCGTCGTACTGCTTCTCGACGTTCGGCAGGTTGCCCTGGAGGGCGAACGCAGCCTCGATGACTTCGGGCGTGCGAGCGGTCGGCTGTGCCATGTGAACGGCAGGAGCAGCAGGACGCTCGTCGCGGGTCGCGATCAGCTTTTCCATCTGTTCGACTTTCTTGGTGAGGGACGCAATCACGTCCGTGTGATCAACTTCGGGCTTGGTCTCCACGGCGACACTCGCCGTGGCTTCCACAGCGGCAGCCACAATCGGCTCCTCTGCGGGCGTCTGGTTGGCGTGGTCCGCCATAGAAAACTCCTCGTCGGCTTCAGCCGCGATGGCGACGCTGGTAGCTGCATCAGCGCCCAAGGTGACAAACGAAACCTCCCGCAGCGCGGAGGCTTTGACGATGCGAACCGGCCCGACGTGGGCCGCTCCGTTGACTTGCGTGACGCCTTCGGCGTCGATCTTTTGGTGCCGTCGAACGTCAGCACCTACGCTTGCCTGGAACTGATAGCCAGCGGCAGCGAGTGCCGCGACCTGTTCGGCGTTCGGATTCTGAGCGAGGATCTCGCCCTCAACGATCAGCTGTCCAGCCTCAATGAAAGGGCGACCCTGCCCGAGGATTGAGCCAAGCGTGTAGTCGTGGCCGAGCACCACAGGCACAGTCGCCGGCAGCTGCATCCCAGCCATGTCGATCACGACAGGCTCACGGCTCCAGCCCTGACGAATCTGAGCGCCGGTGTATGCGACGATGCGGAACCGCTTGCCAGCCGGTGCCGAGTCGCCTTCGGCGGCTTGCAGGAACTCTACGCCAGAATCCAGCTTGATTGCGTTGGTCATGATGCGTTGTTCTCCGGGTCTCCGTTCTCGTCCACGCTTCCGCCGTAGTTCACTTCCGGCGTGAAGTCCACGAACAAGCCAAGCTCATCCATCAGCGCCACTTCAGCGGCACGCTGACGCAGTTCGACGTCCCATTGCTTCCCCTGCTTGGCGTACTCTGCCGCCAGCGTGGTCGTGTGATTTCTGAGCCTTGTCTCGGCAGCGTTGGCTTCCTTGGCCGGGTCAACGTGTTCTTTGCCGTCCCACTGCCAAGACCAATCCCACTCGGAGAAAGGCGGGACGCCTTGCGGCACGTAGCCTGCAAGCGTGGCTTCGTTCACCCACGCCTCAAGCAGACGGTCGAGCATCTTGCGCTCAAGATCGTCACGCATGATTTTCTGGTGCGTGGCTGCCGTCTGGAAATCGAGTCTGCCGCTCGCATAGTTGTACGAGGACGAATCCAACGCAGCGACGTTGAACGGAAGCTGCAAGCAGCGAGCAATCTCGTTGAGAATCTCTCGCTTGAACATTGCGTACGTGCTGGTCGGCTGCTCTGCCTTCAACTGCTCAAACGTCCAGCCATCTGGCAGCGTGACCATTGCTCGCTTTTCAATGGCCATCTCAGCAAACGCCTCAACCTCGTCCACCTCGGCGGCAGGCGAGTTGGTCCGCAGGAATCCGGCAAAGTCGGCGGCAGTCTCAGCAGCAGCACAGACCGCCTCGGTGTAGCGGCGAAGCTGGGCAAAGAGCTTCAAAGCCGGTGCCACCTCTGGAAGTCCGCGATGTTGACCAGGCCGCAGCGGACGAAACCAATGCACCATCTGCGCCGCCGGAACACGCTGATACTCAAGAGCGTTGATGCGGAAGTTTGCGCCGGGATGGTAGTTCAGCACCCGATACGCAACGACGTTGCCGACAGCGTCAAACTCTAGGCCGTCAACGGTTGACCCGTCTGGCGAGACGCTGGGACTCACAGGGTTGACCGGCTCGCTCACCATCTCGGCTTCAACAAGCCGAATGTCAAGCTGCACGCCCGGCAGCCGAGGATTGGTAATAAGCATGGCAAAGGCTTCGCCATCAACGACAAGAGCCTCGCGCATCGTGCGCAGCTTTGACGCTAGGTCGATTTGCCACGACCAATCAAAGAACGCACGCTCAACCATCCGAGCGTTTTCGTCGTCGCCGAATTGCAGCTGAAGCCGTGGACCTGTGCCAACCAAGTCATTGGCAAGCGTGGCAGACATGCCAGCCAGATATGAGTTGCTTGTCCGCTCGTAGCGAGCACGATTCCGCATTGTCCGCCGCTTCTCTGGCGACAGTGCGGTATCGGCAGCGAATGCGTCAGCGGCTGACCAGTGCCGGTAATCGTCGCCACGCTCGGCGGCGTCGAACTTCGCACGGACACGCACTGGCACCGCCGCAGGCTGCGGTCTGTTCCCACGCGAAAACAGGTTGCCTAGCAGTCCCACTTAGATCGTCCCTGGAGGGATCAGCTTGTTGAACCGCAGCCCGCGCCGCGTGTTGCTGCCGGTGCCCGTGGCTGCGTTCTTGCCAGCCAAATACTTGTCGGCCTCAATCATCGCGGCGACGTCCTGCGCCTCGACTTCGCCAGCGTCGGTACGCACCCGCTTCGGGCCGGATGCCGTCTCTTGGATTTTCTGCCGCAGTTCGTCGCTCATAGAGCGTGACGCTACGGCAGACAGCGGCTAAGTCAGACCGGGTATGCCGTTAGACGTGAACCCAATCGGCACCGTCGTGCATATAGCGACGCACGTCAGCGAACCCTAGGCGGCGTGCGATGCCTTCCGTGTGCTCGCTGAACACGGCGATAGTTCCACGGCGATCAAGAGTGCCGTGCGCCACAAGTGCCGCAGACAATGCTGTTGCTACACCGCAACGCCTGTGACGGTCGTCAACCCACTGCTCGAGCGTCTGCATCTCACGCCACACATGCGAGCAAGCCCAGCCAACTAGACCGTCGTCACGGTGGCACAAGGCGACAGGCGTGATGTTGCTTGCCTGCCCTTCCAAGACTGCGGTTACTTCCTGCTGCCATTCGCTGTCATCGTGCGTCATTCGCAGCTTGATAGCCAACAAGTCACGAGGGTGAACGCCGTCCAGTGCCATTACTGAAATCACTTCAGCCTCTTCAATTGAATCACCTTTTTCCCATTTGTGCCGGTCGGGATTGTCACCTTCTTCCGCTGCCGCCCGCCCGCCTCTGTCGCCACGGGATGCACGCCCGCAATCGACGCCGCGACGGCAGAGCCAACGAGGCAGTCCCACCAATGGTTCTCTCGCCGGTTGTCTAGCTTCCACTCGTCCACGACTCGCCCTCGAGCCTCGGTCCTCACCGGGTACTCGCTGGTCAGATGCTCAATGAGCATGTCGTGCTCGCCAGCGTGAAGCGTGATTGCCTCGGGATCGCCAAGAGTTAGCCGTAGCCGAGCCGCGCTGAACGTCTTCCAGAAGTTTGTCTCGTAGACGCCGTACCGCTGGTTCGTCGCCGTCTGCCGCATAACCCAGTTCAGCCCCAGCTTCTCGCCCCTGCCCTTCTTCTCTGTGAGCGAGCCGCCGGAGGCACCAATGCCTTTGCCGTGAGTTGGCAGCAGGCTCGCCGTGAAGGTGGACCGCCGGCAGAAAGTCCGCACCACCTCGGTGGACTGCCCCCAGTTTGCATCGACGCACACTTGACGCACTCGCATGGCGACGCCGTCTTCACGCAGCCAATCCTTGCCCAAGAGGATCTGCGTCAGCGACTCAAGGCCAGCCGACAACGCACCCTCAAACCCTGCACCCTTGGCGGCCAGTGCCAGTGTCTTCTTGGCGTTCTTGGCTTCAAAGAACGTGCTGGCTTGGTCAGGGTAGGTGCCGTAGGCCACAACGTGACCGCCGAACGACTCGCCCCACGATGCGACAAGCCAATAGAGCAACTTGTCTTGAACGTCAATGAACGCCGTGAGCGTCTGGTGCGACAGAGGCACGACGCCACGCGGCAGCGTCAAAACCCGAGCGGCGAGCGACCGCTTGTCTAGTTTCTCGGACGAGATGTCGTCGGCGAGCGGTGCGTTCTGGTATTCCGCCTGGAAGGCAGACTCACCACGGTCAATCCGTAGATTCCAGGCGTGTTGAATCGCCGTGAGTTCGTCGTCGTGTTTCCGTTCCGGCCACGCAACTCGAGAGCCGGCATCCATCGTCGCCTGCTGGCTGGCATAGAACGCATCAGCAGCTGCGGTGCCTTCACCGCTACGCTGACCTTCTCGCCTCATCTCAGCGTACTGGCCCCACAGTTCATCAGCGGTCGGCCACTCGTAGACCAGCTTTGTGCGCTCGCCTTGCCAAGACGGGTGACGCATCCGGTCAAGCAGACGGTCAGCCAGGTCGTCAGGACGGATCACCGTGATGGTGGCAAGCCCAGCGATCTTCTTTCCCGGCCCGGCAAGGCCGAGAATCGCACCCGAGAGGATGCGTTCACGGGTTGCCACCTGCGACGGACTCCCGCTGCTCTCATCCGTTTGCGGGTCATCTATCAGGCAGAGGTCCGGTCTTATCGTGCGTCCATCAGGTCGAGTGTGACTGACGCCACGTATGCGACCCGTGATGCCAGCGACTCGCACAGCGGCACCAGCAGACGCAGCCTTGCCGATCCACGGCATCGTCACCTTGTCTGCCGTCCATCCCATGTGCGTCGGCTCGCCCTCGCATGTCTGCCCACGCACTCGAGCTGTGATGCCTTCCAACGCACGCACCGGATAGCACGCAGCTGGGAAGTCCTCGGCCAGGAGGTCGTTCTGCTCCAGATGACTCTTGAGCGTGTCGAGCATCTGGCAGGCAATCGCCTGGTCACTGCCCACAAGCATCACGAACGAGCGGTGCCCGTACAGGCATGCCCACAGGCACGCCCATATCGAAAGCGTTGACTTGCCAGAGCCGCGAGGCATGGCGAAGGCGAAAAGTTCACCACGCAGCACAGCCGCCTCAATCTTGGCAATAGCCGTCAGATGGTCAGCAGACCACGCCAGAGGGAACGACTCGGCACCGTAGACCTCGCAGAACTGGCGGAAGTCTGACCGGCAGGAGTCACGACGCTTGGCGTTCTTGACCGGCGGAATGCTGCCGATGTCTCTGCCGGCGGCACCGACTTTGCGTGAGCGTTCGCCCGTCCGACGCTTGATGTCGTCGTAGCGTCGTTTGGCTGCATCCTGCCGGTCTTTTTGGTCAGAGCGAACCAAGGCGGCTCCGGTGGCTAAAAAACATCACAAATATGGCA